ACCAGCTGAATTAACCCAAGTAGAGCTGTTCCACCAGATTGGAATACCCAGCGTAGTATCGAAAAACATATAACCTGTTGCTAGGGTACCAGTAGGCCGTGAACCAGTGCTGCCAGATGCTGTTGTTCCATTAAGAACAGTTGTGCCGCTTAATTGAATTATAAATGTTAGATAATCACCAATAGCAAGCGTTTGTACTACAACTATTGAAGTACTCAATGAGCCAGGACTACCAACTTCAGTCCAGTCATCTCCAACACGAAGCTTGCTGCCGTTAAGATAGACTTGTAAAATACCGGATCCAACAATATAGTTTCTAGAAGCCCCACCATTTCTACTATCATTTGGCAGAGTGTAACTAGCACTAGGTCCTAATGGACCAGTTAATTCGTATACGTTGCCTGGAGCACCAGATACTAGCGTGTAACTCTGATCGTATGCATTATCTAAGGTCTTAATAAACTCTACGCCAAGCTCAACTTCTGTGGTGTTAGCAGCAACACCAAGAGTAACTAATGAATAACCTGTTGCAGTTGGGGCTGTCGTTGTAGCTTGACCAGTTGTAGCAGATAGGTACGCAATATCGCCGGCAACCAGCGTGCCCAGTACGGTGGCCTTTCCCTTAACCTGAACAAAGCCACTAGCACCATTAAGAATGTTTGCCTCTACAACGCCGACAGTTCCTTTTGATGTAGATAGACTAGATGCTGAAGCAGCGGCAATATGATTGCTAGTTGAATTAACATAAACAACAGTACCAGCTAATAACGTAGAACCTGTAGTGTTTGTGTACGAACTAAGAACTTTATTCTTGCTGGCTGTATCAACATAGTTTTTAGTTGCAGCATCTTGTGGAGATACTGGATCGACAACGTTGATAACCTTGTGCGTGTTCATATTAAGATCAGCAAGTGCCGTAGATGTCCCGTCTCTACGAACAAAGTCTGTACTTAAATTGATAGCAGTAGATACGCCCCGCTTGTAAACAAGCTCATCTGCGGCATTACGCCAAAGACCGTAGTCAGTTGAAGCAAGCGGATCTGATGCTTCCTGACTAAACGTAAGACCCATAGGATCGATTACACCAGTGACCTCTAAGTCTCCTTGAATAGAGAGGAGCTTACCAGATGCGCCAGTTATTACTATAGGTAGTCCAGGCGTAACATTAACAAATCGACCGCCATCATAAGCATCTTGAAGATTTGAGCCGCCGCCAGCACTTGCAGCAAAATATACTGCGCCATGAGCGTCTATGCGGAAAGTAAGGTAGTCACCAATTGGCAAATCTTGATTAATAACGATGCGTCGTGATACAGAACCACTGCTGCCAACTTCAGACCAGTCCGTGTTAGCTATTAAGTATTGGCCATTTAGAAATAGTTCCAGCTGACCAGAACCAACAACATACTCCTGAACACTATTTCCGTCTCTACTATCAACAGGTAGCACCAGCTCAGTACCCGATAAGATCGGTCCAGCAATCTGATAATTTCCAGCAGATACGGTAGCAATAGTGAAGGTTTCATCATAGATGTTGTCATCAGGATGTTGGCCGAAATGCGTTTCTAGGATGTTATTGCCAACCCTAGACCACAGAACAAACACATCTTGATCAATCGGAATATCGGCATATGCAGTAACGTAGATTGCACCAGCGATATTTGTATCAGGTAGATCAGTAAAGGTAACAGTGTTGAATGTCTTGGTTGCATAACGATTTACACGTACCCAGGCAGATTGGCCATCTGTAATAGTAAGCGTAGCTAAAGCATTAATCGTGTTTACATCAACAATATTATTATTAGCAGAACCTGAAATAAAGATCTCAATATCAGGATTAAAGCCTACCTGTGTAGTTGTAATCGTGAAACCTGTTGCAACGCCACCATCAGCAGTAACTGTGGAAGCTCCTACTACATCGTTTGTAATAAGAACAGTATCGCTACTGTATGAACTTGCTGTTGTTTCTACACTCGCTGCACCATTTATTGCAGATATAGTTGCTGTGGCTACTGTCGCAGCAGATTGGCCTGTTGTAATAGCAACTGGTATGTATACCGTTGTGCCGCCAACAACTGGCTGAACACCAAGAGTATCTTTGTCATACCAGACAACATATTTCTCAGCATCATTCGCTGAGTACATTACAAAGTAGCTGCTATTGGTAATTGCTGCAGCAGCTAAAGTCTTTACACGAGTAGCTTGAGGAACTTCATTAACAGACAGAGTTAGTAGGTCTGTAGTGGTATCTAACTTGACTTGACCAGGGTTAAATGCCCAGATGTTTCTATTCTGAGAATCTTCTGGTTTATGTAGGTTTAAGTGCTCAGAAGGATCTATTGCTGCATTATCCCAAGTATAGATAGTTGAATCAGCAAATCTATAAAAGAGAATTATTTTATTTTCAGCTATTAGATAATTATTGCCCCAGCTTTCAACTGTGGGGGTAATTGTCCCTGTTCCGTCTCGATCAATATCAACAAGAGCAACGCTGTTAGCAGGTATCGCAATAGGCGTAGACAAATTAATAGTTAAATCATTGCCGCCTGGTCGTTTTAATACCAGGTTCTGCAGCGAGCTAACACTTCCTGCATCATTTAGTATGCTAGTACGACCAATAATCTGCATTCCGCGATCTTGTACACGGTCGGCCATCATCGCTGTTAAGCGAGATACACGTGTAGTCAAGCTGTCTGTAACTAAAGAGTTATAGTTTTGATGTCCATTTAGTGCATTATAGCCACTTGGAACACTGTATTCTGGAGTGGTTTGAGCAAGTGAATCCATGCCAATGAACGACAGGATGTTCTCGCTATCCATATCTCCAATACTAGTACTTTCACCTTGGACAACTTTAACAGTGCCAAATTCAGTGCGGACATTTAAGCGGGCAAGACTAACTACTTCACCAGCAACAGGACCAGTGGTAGCGAGAGCGCTACCAAGTGGAACTTGAATAGACGTTGCACTGCGATAGTTTATTGTATAAGAGCCATTCCATGGTGATGCTCCAGCAACAGTAATATGTTCGCCAGACTTAAAGCCATGGTTGGCAGTCTCAAGGGCATAACCATATGCTGTACTTCTTGCAGCTGTTGTAATAACGCCATAATAAGCTGCTCTACCAAGATCATTTGCAAGCAGTGATCCGACTTTGCTAATGCTAAATACTGTCGTGCTCTCGTATTCGATAACATATGTACCAGCAAAACTACCACCGACGATAGTTACCCTATCCTTATCAACAAGTCCATGAGCAGCACCAGTAGTACATTGTGCTGTTTTGCCGTCATGATCTGTAATATCTAGAGAAAGCGTCGTACTTACAGCGCTTGCAAGACCTAGAGATGTGTCGCTTCTATATGCTAGCCAGAAAAAGTTACCACCAGCAGCAGTAATAGCAGCATCATTGCGATCGGTAATATTGATATCACTTAACTGATATTCACCTTTAGTGTATTGTCCAAACTCAGTGCTGGTAGTGCCTGCATAGTTTGCGCTCAATCGTACAGATTGTGCTAATGCCGGTGTAGTTGTACCGCCAGCTAGTGCAGGTGCTGCATAGAATTCTTCAGCTCTAAGAAATAGCGAACTAAGATCTGCGGTCTTCTTAACCCAGTCACCCTGAGATACATCGGCAAAAGATCCTGATGCACCATTGACGTAGTTGGCACCGCCAATCCAATCAACGGCAGTAGAGATACCATTAAAATTAACTTCCCTACTAAGATCAATCCACGCTACTTTGTCGCTACTAGCTAGAGTAATCGTGGTAGCACGAATAATTAAATCCCTCGAGTCTATCAAGGAATAGTAGTGGATATCTTCACTCCAGGTAGCCATACCTGGAGTAGATGCGTCATGTTGCCATTCGCCCTTAGATTTAATCGTACTACCAATAGCATCTAAGAAGATATTGGTAATGCTAGGACCAACACCAGGAGATGTGGGGCCTTGATACCAGTAGGTCGTCCCGCTAATCTCCTTGATGCGTGTCATTACAACATCCATCCACTCTTTTAGAGTGCGGATGTTTTTATCACCACCCTGGAATGGATTCGGATTTAATGCCGAAGTCATTGTTCCAGGTGCTTCTAATCGTGCATAGGTGGCGTTAGGATCTTCGCGGAAACCATATGTAGCAAAAGGATCTGGAGATACACCGCCAGTTCCAAGCCTGAAGAAGCTGTCTCTGCAATCTTCGATAGACGAAATAACAGAAGAACCAACTATAATCTTACAGATTGGAATTGTGTTTTCAGGAAACGTAGATATTGAGACGCTTACTTCTAATTTAAGGGCTGTCTCAGTGTTTACATCTTGGCTAAATTCGCCACCAGCGCCACCATTTTGGTCCGGATCCCAGAACGCCCTACTATCTTTAGCCGTATCAAATGTACTAAAAGTCAGATAAACAAAGTTAGTTGCATTCTTTTTAAGCTCAGGAACAAGCGGCTGGGCATTTACATCGCCTTCTTTAAGGCCATAATAGAAGGCCCCAGCTTGTGAGCCAGGGTAATACACTACGGATTCTGCGATACGAATAGAGATATTCTCAGTACCAATAGAGTCCTGAGGGCTTATAACATCTAAGCCATAGAGAACATATGGTTTATTCGCACCAACAAAACTCTGGATAAGATACTTAAAGTCAGCGGCAACATAAGAATCTAGCGATAAAACATCCGCAAGATCCAGACGCTCTCCGCTACCAAGTAATAGTCTTCCTAGTACTGCCAAGTTAATTCTCCATTGCCCTAGTTCACTTAAAATTATACCGCGACTACTGCTGATCTATAAAACTACAGCCTTTACTAAGATTATCTGTAGCCCACAGTGGTTGAAGATTCGTGTAGTTACACGCCTTAATAAGTTGATCTCTATCTAGTAAATCAAATTTAGAAAGCGGCTGGATATGGTCAATATGCCAACCTTTTACACCATAGTTTTCCCAAGTCATTCCAGGTTGAAACCTAGATTCTAAATAGACCTTAAATTCTTTGATAGAGCAGCCCAAATCCCTAACTGCCGATCCGCCCCTCCATTCATGCCGGGTTGCCATACAGAGTCTGGTTCTCAGGTTTGCAGCAACTCTATGTTGTACATTTTTATTTTTATATTGTTTTCTTTTTTCATGAATATACAATTTATTTTTTTGATAGTATGTTTTATAAAATTCTCTACTATAAATTAACTCTTTTTGATATTTTTCTAATATCTGCTGTTCTGTCGTGTACTGTTTAACTGGTGTATATACACCCGTTTTGGACCAGTGATTTTGTTTTAACTTTATTTTATGAGTCGGATTATTCGTGCTACATTTTATACACTGTGGTTTATTTTTTATTCTAGACGACCGCTGATAACCCCTATCCTTTCCACAGTTTGTACAATAGCACTGAAAATACTTACATCTATCTATGTAGATTTTATTGTTGCGCTCAATAGCTCGCTCTTTTATTATAAAAATATCAACATCAAACCCAGTCATAATCTTATTGTTCCCCAATTGGCCATAATTTTGTGTTACCACTACGATAGACATCTGAAATATTATACAGTTGCTGCGGGAAACGAACAAGGAATTCTATGAATATTCCCACAGACTTAACTTCATGCATCAGATTCTGCAGAAGCTCCCTAGCTACACCTGGATCTGTTATATAGGTGCTATACTCTTTACCAGTTCCACTCATCACTATAGCGCCGCGCCTGCGAATCACTGTGATGCTTGAGTTTACTGCATGATTTTGCTTAAATATATAAGCAGGATCTAGCTGGACAGAGTTAGCCGTAGGCTTATATAAGACCCTAACAGGGCCTTCCTCAAACTCTGTTCCAAAGTCAAATATGGCAAATGATTCTGTATCGTCTATGTTATTAGGAGAGGCGATAGGCATTGTCCTAACGTTGTTGCCTGCCTTAATTTCAGTTTGAATCGTTGATGTAAGGGACGACAGTACAAATGCAGCACCAAGATCCCATTCATATGGGCCTAAGATACCGGTGTTTATCTGTGCGCTAGTTAGGTAGGCTATACTGCCATCATTAGACATACCAATGCGTTCTGTTCGGCAGACGCCGCCTGTATTTACACCAGCTGGTCCAGCAGCTGTATAGGTAAAAGATGTTGGTGATAATATAGACTTTATTATGAAGGTGCCATTCATAGTGGCATCTGTCGCAGTGTTTTGCACCTTAACGCCCTCACCTACTACAAACCCATGTGGAGTAGCGGTCACCACCGTCACTGTAGTCCCTGCACGCGTAGCTGTAGTTACATTGGCCTCATATAGCGCAGCTACTATAGGCAGATCTGGAGTAACTCCATTAAGGATGTTACCCGTCTTTGAAGTGTAGCTGTATATTTGCTTTTTGTCAAATCTAGTATTAAAATCTTTAGATATGACAGTGTCTTCTGAAATAGTAAGAACGTGTGTCTTTATCTCTTTAAGCTCTTTAATAATGAATTGTCCGCCATTAAGCGGCCAATCAGTGGCATTAGCTATCTCTAGAGTAGTTGCACTTAATCTGTTAGTTACTAGCTCTGACAGGCCATTGAAGTGCGCTGATCCATTTAAACTTCTTTTTACAACAGGAGGTGAGGCTGGCATCTCTACAATAATATCCCCAGGAGAGACTTCCCATACGACAGAGCGAGTATCATTTTTATAAATCACTAGCTTTAATGGCGATATGAATTTTAATGCCGTTAGCGATGTATGCGTATGTGTGCCAACTGTACCAAATAGGTTAATAAACGTAAATGAGGA